TAAGTTTTACAAATGATTTACACACACCTGTTGCCGTTTGGTTTGATTTACTTCAAGACGAAACACCAACGGAGTATCTCACTCATTTTCATAATTATGAATATTTAACTGAAGAAGATGCGGAACAAATGCTGGATGACCCTCACGTAACAGATTCGGTAAAAAAGGCACTGTTAGAGGCTTTGACATAAGTTAGTAAGCACTCACTTATAACCACCTTTGGGTGGTTTTTTCTTGCCCATTTTTAAGACCCTGCAAGCCCTTACCCTCTTGCACCATCCAACCACATCAAAAAAACGTCTTAAAAGTGCCTTTAAATCGGTCTCAGCACTATTTTTTGACGTTTGGCAGACCCTTAGAGTTCATCAGCAAATTCATCATCTACAAAAAGGCAGATTCCGACATGGTTTAAGTCATGGTCAGGCCGCAAACCCACACGCCAAAAGTGTGCCGCCCATCGGACAGAGATTCTTGCCCCTTCAGCTACCGAACCGCTGCCAATGTGGGAGAGTGCCTTTTTTTCTTGTTCAGAATAAAAAACAACTTGACCCCTTTTTCCTTCAGGCTTGGGTGTGCGCTTTTTTGGCTTGGATTCCATTGAGTTCATGCCTGAGATATTCTGCAATTAGTAGGGCTTCTGCTTTGTTTATGTCCTTTTTCAGCTTTAATTTGGCTTCAGGCCATAAGTATCTAGCCATATCCAGTGATTCATTTTTATCTGCGGTCAGGTGAAAGTGCTTTTTCCACTTCTGTGGAGTGACCAAATGCACAGGGTATCTTGTCAACTCGCAAACCGCCGAAATGACGCCTACAGCCCTTGCAAAATTCCACGTGCTGGCTAATCCTTGGTTCGGCATACTATGCACCTGTTCCATGCAAATTTGCGCCCCTTCTTTTGGGTCGATTATTGACAGCAATCTAGATTTAAAAACAAGGGCAAGAATGTGTTTGTCTTGATGTTCAATGTCGAAACAGGCTGAAAAATTGCCGTGGTCATCTACTGCGCCTATTGCGCCGCTTGCCATGCCGGGGTCGCAACCCACCCACAGTGTCATGATTTTTCCTTTATTTTGTTCAAGAATTCCTCTTGGATGCCGTTGTAGTAGCCGTAGATGTCATTCTCCAACTCTTTCACCCTGTGCCAAGCATGATGCTTGAACCCCTGAGTTTTCGCCATCCTGACAAGATGCGATAAGGTCTGGTATCGGTGTTCCTCGTAGGTCACCGCAAACCCACAAGGCTCTCGTGACTGCGAGATTGGAATAATTGTTGATTCCATTTTTGATTTCATCAAGTAGTTGGTTTGCTTCTAGTCTTGTCATATCATTTTGCCTTTCAAGCCATCACGAATCATTCTCAATATCTCAGGATTTGGCTTGGCAGTCTTGTAATCTTCATCCAACTTCTGCAAAGCAGGGTCACGCTCTACCTTGCTTGGTACAGTGACCTTGGCAATGTCCGCAGGGTTTAAACGCTCTTGACGCTGATTCCTGACCCAATTACGCCATGTTGCTTGCCAGTCCAGCTTGACACCAGCAGCACCAGCTTTGGCAATCCAGAAGTCTTTGAACTGCTCGCCCACTTTTTGAGGATTTAGGTCAGGTCGTTCCTGTCTTGCCCAACTTTCCCAATCTTCTGGCAAAACCCAATCAGCAGAAAGGCGTGAGCCTTTTGTTCCCCGCTTTGTCTCTGCCTCTTTCTCTTTCTCTGTCTCTCTCTCTGTCTCTAGACTATCATCTTGATATCGCTCTGATATCGTATTGATATCGTCTTGTTCCAGCCAATGAGACAGCTTGTTTAAGCAATCATTAGTTTGCTTTTCTGTTATTCTCAGTCTAAAAGCAAGAGTTTTTGTGGGTGGTATGCGGCCTTCGTCTTCACTAGCTATCAGCCACAGCATGACAAGCACTTTGCTGGCTTGTGCGTCCAATTCATGCCAATCTAAGTCGTCCAACAAATCCCTGTACAACTTAACCCAAGGTGGTTTCCTGTCTTTAAAATGTTGGAACTTATTCCAGTGTTTGATTCTCATAGTTTTGCCCAAAAAAAAGGGCTACACCTGCTGTCTCACCCTTTCGGATGTTGGCGGACTGGCGCAATACCAGCAGACAGCATGTGTAACCCTATTGCGAGTAACGCCGCCAAGCGTTTCGCAAATCATATCTCAATAACAGTTGGTACTGCAATTATTTCCATAACAGCAGGTCGTACAAGTCACGTAACGACCATTTGCATAGTAGGTATGTGTTGAACAAGCCGCCCAAACTGTCAGGCTAGATATTGCTAAGTACGCACCAATAATGACTTTTTTCATGGTTTCTCCTTTAAACAAAGCTGTTGCTGAACCGACTTTTATGCTCAAGAAAATCTAAAGCACCCCTACGATGAACAAGGTTTTTCCAGTCTCCTTGCACATAAGTTTCGTGTGTCGTGCCATTAGCATGGCGTGTTGAGTTCTCTGATTTTGTCTCAATTAGCTTCATCCGACCAGCGTTGGTCAAATGCCACACATCTTCAATCTCCACTACCAAGCCGTTCATTTCAAGGTTTTTTAGGTGGCTAAGAGAGTGGTAAGAGCCGGGCGAATAAGTCTCTGTTGTGGTGAAAGAAACGCTACTTCTAGGGCCATTAGTTAGGCGTTTTAGGGTTTGCATCTGTGGAATTGACAGCTTCATTGTTTTTCCGATTGTTGATGGACTGAGCCAGTAGTTTGCGTAACCAAACGGCTCCTCCAAGGTTTTTGAACTCATCTCTGAGGCTCTTGGTGACTCGTACAGCAATTTGAATGCTTGAGCCTGTGATTTCTGAGGGTGGTCTTGGCATAGTGATAGGATTGTATAGCGTCATACAGTTTGACAATAAGGGAAAGTCCCTATACCATCACAATCATTCTGTCTGACAATACAGATTCCAACAACTTGAGAGGTGTCAACATGGAAATCATTGAAGACTTTTATAGCGAAGAACTAGAGAAAGATGTCACTGTTGTTTTGACTTGGTATGACTATGACGTAGATACCAATTATCTTGACTTTGAGTGGGAAGCCCATGACGAGACTGGTAAAGACGTTCGCAACGAATTGTCTGGGGCAGAAGAAGACGAATGTGAGCGCATTGCTCGCAGATACGCCAAGTCACTATGAGCTACGCACAAGCCTTTATCAGGATATTGTTGCTGGTGGTCTTGTCCATTAGCATCTTTATCCATACAGAGCCTCGTACAGAGCCTTTAAGCCCTCAAGAGATACGAGAGAAGGGTAAGGTTAGGTCGGCAGAGAAAGCCTGTTTAAACATGAAGAAAGCCAAAAGGAAAAAGCATGAACGATTCTGCTCAAAGTATCTGGCGTAAACGTCAGATTGAATCTAGGGTTGAAGTTGTTGAACAAGAGATAGGCCAGTTGAAGCAGCGGGTGGAGTCTTTGAATCCTTACCGAGACACAGTGATTGATGAAGTTGCTGATGCCATTTTGAAGATGGAAGGGTTTGGCAAGGACACATTGCACAGCTTTGCTATTTACATCAGGGGTTTGAAATGACACAAGATGAAATCATTGAGATGGCTAGACAAGTTGGTTACCCAATTCAACATCCTGAATGGCAAAAAGCTACAGAAGAATTTGCCGCATTGGTAGCCGCCAAAGAACGTGAAGCCTGTGCAAAGGTGGCTGACAAAATCAGCGATAAATATGGTTGGACATATTTCGGCAACGAAGTGGATACAGCAGATGAAATTGCCGCCGCCATCAGAGCCAGAGGAGAACAAGCATGATTGAAGTGTTGAAACAGGCATATCAACTGCTGTTGACTGAGCCTCATGCACCAACAGTTTGTAACCAGCTTGAGGTGATTTTTCGCCAAGCCATTGCAGAATTGGAAAGCCAAGAACGTAACTTCTGCCCACGATGCGGCAAACGCACAAACGACATTCATACTTGCACACCACCACAGGAGAACACATGAAAATAAAACAATGTCCTAAGTGCCTAAAGAACAGATTCAACAACAGCCCTTTTTATTTTGTCTGGTGGTCAACAAAGAATCACGGTTATATGTGCTGGCATTGTTTTGACAAGTTCAAGGAGAAGAACGCATGAGCATGGAAGATTACAACTTTGCCAAAGCCCGTGAAGCATGGGCAACGCCTGTGAAGATAGTTCAATACAACTGCACTTGTGGCAAGACTATGAAGTTTGAATCAGAGCATGGTGTTATTGCACCACAGCGCACATGGATAGGGCTGACGGATGAGGAGATTGAAGATATCGTAGAAGACTGCGATGGTATCGGTTGGGATGTTGCCCAAGCCATTAGAGCAAAACTAAAGCAAAAGAACGGCTTTGCAGAGGAGAAGAACACATGAATCCAAGAGTAGCAGATATGGCCTCCAAGGTTGGATTTGATGCGGCCAAATACACATGGTTTGACTTCTTTGATGTGCCAAACAGCATTGAGGCAGAATTAAAAAATGTTGCTCACGAAAATGGTTGGGACAATAAAGCGCTTGCGTTAAATGAATTTTATACACCATCAGAAAACATGGCTGTTTTACATCCTAGTATTGATAATGTAATTTTCACTTATGACAAATCAATAACTATTGGTAAATATACAGGCGCAGCAGTAATGATGTGGGGTTGTGATGGAGATGAAGTTCCATTAGCTGTATTAACTGCTTATCCAATTCAAGTGGTTGAAAATAAGCCTTTGTTAAAAACAAATACTTTTATGAAAAAGCATTTTCTAAAATCGTTTTTAGATAAAGGCGACACACAAGAATATGCCATGCAACAAATCACAAAACTTTGTATTAGTGCAGTTAACTTTGCTTGTTTAATAAATTTACGAGCGCATAAAACAGATGAAGTTCTATTGGCTCACAACGCAAAAGGTTTGGACTTCATCAATCGAAAAAGAAAAGCAAAACATCAGCCATTGCTTTATTCATGGAACACCATTGAACTTAAGCCAAGCGCACAAGTAAAGCAGGAACACAAGGGTGGTACTCATGCCAGTCCAGCAAGACATAAGCGTAGGGCGCACATAAGAAAAAAAAGAGATGGCAGTTTTATATGGATACCTGAGATGTGGGTGGGTAGCATAGAAAACGGATTGATCGTGCATGACTATGTAGCAGACAAACAATTAACCAAAGAAAGCATCAAATGAACAAAGAAGTATTTAAAAATCAATCAGAAAACCTTGAATTAACTGAAAAAGAAAAATTTGATGTAGAAAATGCGTTAGACATTATGGAAAAAGTTTCAAAAGCAGAACTTGAGTTTGCTGGCAATGTTATTCAACAATTAAAGATAAAAACTATCCATACCACTATGGGGAAAGAGTGGGAGATGAAATATCCTAGTCTTGAAGAAGTCAAAAAGCTCCATGCGCTTGACAAGATATTTGAGATTACAAAACATTGAAGTCAAAATCAAGGAACTCAACACATGACAGACAGTCCTTGCATAGCAGTCTGTACGACCTTGTATGACGAGGTATGCAAGGGGTGTGGCAGAACTTACATTGAGGTTGCCAAATGGAATGCTATGTCAGAGGAAGAAAAGCAAGACATCTGGACACGCATAGACACTGAGGCAACAGCATGGAGATACAACATTTACAAAGACAGAGTGAAGACATGATTCAACAAATCCGCACTTTTTATGGCCGCACAAAAGGACTCCACGGCAACAGACAAACCACTGTTGACCAAGGAATTGCATGGCTGTGCTTGAAATGCGGGAAAGTGTTCACTAACAAACGACTGTCTGAAATACACAACTGCACTAGGGAAATCCCTATGGTCAATTACAATAATGTCTGACAGAATACACGCATTGATAGGTTTTTAACAGGAGTGAATGATGATTGATATTAAGCACGAAACATGGGCAGCACTTCAGGATTTCACGCCTGATGATGTAGCAGATGCTATTTGCGATAGCAAAGCTATCCTTGAAGCCATCCTTTGCAATGCTTGGGCAGATGTTGCCGACATGGTGAGAGCCAGAGTCGAACTCAAAGCACAGCGTATGGCTGAAATCTCCCTAGAACTGCCAACAACACCTTGGGTTGATGACGAGGAAGAACTCAACTTGTGGCGCTACTATCGCATGGAGAGACTGCAAGAGCAAATCAAACAAGAACAAGGTGCAATCCCTACAATCAATCCCTACCACAAGCGAGGCCAGTAATGAAAACCAAGCTCAACCTTGAAAGAATTATTGAGGAACACTCAAATGAAGAATATTGTGCTTATTGCATTGAGCCACGCATGGGAGTCGTGTCTTGTTGCGGTGAAAACCACTTTGTCCTATTTTCAGATTTGGACACCGATAGTCAACATGAAATCGCGGCAGAAATTGCGCGAAAAGAAGGCTAAAAAGATGGCATACGTTGGGAAATACCAAAGCGTTGCGCTGCCATCCAAACCGATCACCAACCCAGAATTCGGGTATGTGAATGCCGCACAAACCAATGTTGCGGAAACGTGGAAGAAGTTTAAACAAACAGGAGTTAATGATGATCGACTATGCACCCCTGCTCATACGAATCGAGCAGAACACCAAGAAGTTGTCGGACAAGTGCCTTCACAAAAAATACGAAGGATACAGTAGCGACATAGCCCAAATCCATGCCGACCTGACACATCTAGCAATGTGGATGGTTGCTCAAGAAACAAAAGATATTTTAGATGGCGTATATAGGAGTGAATGATGATAGAAACAACTAACAAGCGTGACCGTTTATACGAAAAAGAAACTGTGATTCTCAATCCATCTTTAATAGATAGACAGGTTCTTATAAAAGAGTTGTTGGCAAAGAATGTTAACGACCACACAGAGAAAAAAGCCAATCTTACCTACCTCTCGTGGGCATGGGCATGGGCTGAAGCGCTAAAAGCCGATGGAAACGCATCTTACAAAGTCGAGATGTTTGATGGCAAGTGCTTCATGGACATCAACGGCACAGCAATGGTGTTCGTCACAGTCACCATGTTTGGCAAACCAATGACTTGCCAACTGCCAGTGATGGACTTTCGTAACAAAGCAATCCTCAACCCAGACGCATTTGCTGTCAACACTGCCATCATGCGGTGCATGACTAAGGCGTTGTCTTTGCATGGCTTGGGCTTGTATATCTATGCTGGAGAAGACTTGCCTGAAGGTGAATCTGGCTCTGACATTGATGTAAACACAATGATTGACCACTTAGCAGCTATTGATGCGGCATCCAACATGGAAGAACTCAAGAATGTCTACACTGCTGCTTACTCTGCTTGCGGTTCTGATAAGGGCTGGCAAAAGAAAGTGATTGATGCCAAAGAAAAGCGTAAAGGAGCGTTGAAATGAGTTCAGTCCACGCAGTCACAGAAGAAGTGATATTCAAGGCACGAGTTGCATCGTTCTATGAGCTAACCAGTGAGGGACGCATGAAGCTACTTGAAGAATTTGGAAAATGGCTAAAACAAAAAGGAATTGAACAAGACTTTCTTGTTTGGCGAGTTCAAATAGAGATTGAGGGAAAGAAAAATGACTGAAGTTGTACAAGGTTCACCAGAATGGCATCAACAAAGACTGGGGAAGGCCACTGCTTCTCGTATCTCTGACATTGTTGCCAAGACAAAGACAGGTTACAGCACCAGCAGAGCTAACTACATGGCACAGTTGGTCGTAGAACGCATGACTCAGACTGTTGCTGAATCCTACTCAAATGCTGCTATGGAATGGGGTGTTGAGAACGAAACCTTTGCCAGAGCCGCATACGAGTCCAAGACAGGCAATATGGTCGATCAGGTAGGTGCTATTGACCATCCTAGTATTCCTATGTCTGCCGCCTCTCCTGATGGCTTGGTGGGTGACGATGGATGCCTAGAGATCAAGTGCCCAAACACTGCCACCCATATCGACACCATTCTTGGTGAAGAACCATCCAAGAAGTACTATGACCAGATGCAGTGGCAGATGCGATGTGCAGACAGAAGTTGGTGTGATTTTGTGAGTTTTGACC